ATAATATGATTAAAAATGCCGTCGCTTTAAAAAAGCATTTTCAAAAAGGAAAAAATGGAAAAATATTTACAATTCTAAACTGATTTAGTATAAAAATTATAAAAGAATGGACTTGACGTAGTAGCAGGTTTTGTTGCTAAGGGTCCAGTCAAAGATGTACCTAAAGGATAGTTTAAATCTGCTCCTAAAAATCTAGGAGTAGTACCATCTAAATAAGCCGGTATAACAACCGTAGGCACAAAAACTTGATACCCGTGGCGAGCCACATCATCATAGCTAACGTAAGCAGCTATATTAGCTCCTACAACTGTGCTATTGGTTAAAGCCATGGGTGGAATAAAAAGAACTATATGTCCCAAAGCACTTGTGCTAGATTGCGCTAGATATGAACTAGTAACTCTAGATACCTTAGTAACATCCCCGTAAAATTTATAAGGACTCATATTAGGAATTTCAAATTCCAAAACAGAAGTAGCATCTGGAACGTAGCTAATATCTCCCCCTGAATCATTATAAGCACTAAATGCATTAGAAGAGGTATAATTAGCTCTTTCAACCGTAGGACATTGCACAGCAAAAGAAGAATCAAATGTCGAAGTTGAATTCGTTAGATTCTGATACATAACCGCATTTGTCAACACTGCTTGTGCTGTAGTAGCTCGTGATCGTGGAATACATGATAAATAGATTGCATCACCTGAAGCAACTTCTAAAGCTGTAAAACCTGGTGGAACATACCAAGCACTAGCTGAAGTACAACCTGTAACTACTATTTTAAATCTAGAACCGCCTGAGCAACCTAAAAACATTTTCGACAATAAATCCAAAGTTGACGCTACTGAATCACTTACTGGTGAATTAATAAGTTGCGTTCTCTGGCCTAATAAATCAGCTATATCTAAAGTAATCAAACTGTTAGTAGCAGTTATTGTAGCTGAATTCAAACCTCTCCGATAAACTTTGTAAAATCTCCTAATATGATCACGAATGTTCGTAACGGGTCTAAAATCTGGAGAAATTATAGATACATCTTTATTTTCGGATGCAGTAAGCTCATTCTGCGTACTCTCTGTAACAGGAGCTGACGCTGACTGCGCTTCTATTTTAGACGCTCGCAGTCTATCTACAGAGAAAACTAATCCCTCTTCTTCTGGAGGATCTTCAGTTGGAATCTCTGAGATAACGTTTTGATAATATAATCTTAGAGGATTAATGGCATACCCATAAAATTGAAAATCATCGCATAGAGAAATATAAACATTAAAAGAAATAGATGTTGCTACTGTCCCATTGGTAACTAATGGTTGGTTCAAATATATGTAATACATACCATGTTGAGATGCATTACTCTCCCAGTCTACAGTACAAGGTAACTGATTCAACTGCGAAACGTAAGGCATTTCTACAGTTTGTATTTGTCCACCTGCTGAAAATTCTAAGAACTCAGTCATCAAATTAGGAATAGATCCAAACGTAGGATAAGTTCGCATAGCTAACGTCCTAACAGAATAATCTCTCGCAACAGCTAACTTACAAAAATGAAAATTTGACATATTCGCCTGCAAGTGGATTTTAATACCTCCTCTCCAATACCTATGAACATAAGCTAAAATCTGTTGTATATTATTAAACGAACAAGTATTGATAGTTTCCCCTCCAGCATTAACATAAGAAATAGACTCAAATTGCTGAACAGGAGTAATAGGTCTAGACCAACAAAGGGTCCCAGCTGCATCTGCCGTTTTAACAACAAAGCTCCCAATGTATTGAGGCTTAGACCCCAAATATTTGATATCCATCTCATCTTGAGATGTCTCAAAAATAAAATCTTTACATATTCGATCATGATTACCAAAATTATCCATTTTATCAAATCTAACTGGAACATCCGTAGTATTTGCAACATTCCTTGATTGCACATAAGTTTTACTTTGTAACATTGGATAATTTGGAGAATGTAACCCTGTATACTGACGAATACCTGATCGAGCTACATCTAAAACATCCCCAGATAGCTTTCTAACAGTAGAAAAAACGCTATCAATTGCACGACTTCCAGCCTTTTGTAGATCCTCAACCAGACCCTCTGGTTCCAAATCCAAAAGAGGAGGCGCTGGGATAGGAACATAACTAACATCCGTATGAGGAGCATAAAACTCTACATCATCAAATACAACATGCATCGACATGCTGACTGACGTAGTACCTCCTGTTGGAGCAACAAGAGGATTTAAAATCATTATGGCAACTTCAGAATAATCCGTGCCAGTAAAATTAAAATTATAAGTTTTCCGATCCAAATCCGTTTTGTCTAGAGATGTATTCACATAAAATGGAATGCGAAGACGAGCTGATGTTTGCTCGTTTGCATTCAAAAACACATGAGGAGCTGCCATCAAAGAATTCAAAGATTTCGAGGACCCGGTATAAGAAGGATCAGATGCGAAGCCTATAGGCATAGCAGCAGCTATAACAATTCCTTGATGCATAGGCGTTCCAGCTACTTGAAGTAACACAGAAATTTTAGCTCTATAAAGAGTGGAAGATTCAAAAGGAATCTTAGCTAATGCATTATTAAAAATATCTAAAGGAATCCGAGTAACATCTAAAATGGAAAATTGAGTACCTACAGTAGACCAATTTACATTTTTAATAAAATATGGTTTATTTAAAATTCTCGAATAATCCATTTTTAAATCAGGATCAACACTGGTCAAACGATATTTTTTATCATAAATAAATTCAGGTTCAATTACTGACCTTGTTCTAACCTGTGAAAAGAAATTTGATGAAATAGTATTAACACTAGTAATACCATCAATATTTTGATTCATATATGTTATATCATCATTTAACATATCAGAATAATTATTATCGTTATTATTATTTGTAGTGGCTTTATTATTTTAAAACGAAGACTATTTACCACCATAAACAGCTCACATCGTTCAGACCAAAAAAGTTTAAAGGTAATTCAATATTGAATCCTCAAACATTCCCTTACATATACGCTCACCAGCAGGTCTAACTGACGATTTTATAAACGCATATAAGAGAACAAAAATATATATAAAACTAATATAATATAATAAAATAATAATAAAAATTAAACAAGTTATAGACAAATATTAGCACCAAAACTTGGTTCATAATCAGAATCATCAGAATACAAATCCAAAAGATATGATAACGGTAATTCATTAAAAGTCCAATTTCTACTAGCTAAACGATTCTTAAAATCGTCTAATAGAAATTCTCTATCGGGATGCAAAAATATTTCTCGCTGATAATTATCTACTTTAGCTGACATAACCAAATCTATATCTTTAGTATAATCAACCCATGATAAACCCGACTGTAATACCTCTAAATCCAAAGGACATACAATCTTTTCTAGTGTATTATGATACACAAAAGATCGCTTAAGGAAAGTTATCTCTTCGATAGACTGGAAAGGTTTTTCTATTGGCTTCTTACTCGCATCTGTAAATCCAAGACCTAATGATTCGAAAAAATCTTTCATAGTAATAGCATTTAGTACATCGGCATGCTTAAATATAGCATTAACTTTGTCGTCTCCATACACGAAGTCGACTACATCTTTGCTAAAATCAGTTATTGTTGGTTTAACTTTCTTGATGGATAACATTCTAAAATACCAAGCTGCTGTATACATTCGGTTAATTAAACTATTAAAAATAGCAGTTAAAAAGTGACCTGATGCTAAAGAATGAGTTGTCAAAAACAAATCATCTAACATAACCACTAAAGAGTGAATTAAGCATTCTAAAACAACTGCTGCTACCTTAGGTCTCGCACCCGTATACTTTCCTATAATCACATCAAATAAATCTCTTTGAAATTGTGGAACCATTCCTTTATCCCATTTAGCTACATCTCCTGCAAAGATTTGGCCTTTAGCTAGTCTTTTATACATTTTGGGCCATTGTTTAATAGGATTTATACCTACCATGACCATATTATAATCTCTATTTTGCAAGACTTGCTCTACAAACTTTCCAAAATATCGCTTAGCTAATATTTGCTGGATTATAGTTCCGACTCTAAAAGTTCGAGGATCACCATTCTTAGAATTACTTCTAACTTCATCTTTAGGAGTCTCAATCCAAAACAACTTATCCCAATCCTCTTCCTTCATAGACCCTGTTTCAACAGCTATCTCAAACTTATCAATTTCTTTTTTACAATAATCAGTTAAACAGCCTTTCTCAAAATCAATATACTTGTCTTTTTCCGGATAACA